ACGCTCATTACTAGACTCAAACCCAATCGAAGTTCCAAAACAATAGCACAAGAATAAAAGAATCGTATCAACCCAAAGTAACCCAAACCAAAAAAGGATTGTTGATTAGTCAATAGCCATGGTTGATTGTTACCCAGTCCAAGCGATTCCATTAACCTGTAAGCGAACAATCCAGTCCAATAGTTCTATTTTGAAAGAGGCGTGAGAGGTGTCTATCCATCGATCATTCCAACAAATTACCGAATAGACTATATACATAACTACTATATTAGTATTCTTTAAATTTATAGATATAGACTATATATGTCTAGAAACTATAGATAACTATGATAGTTATTATAGATAGTATATATCTATAGAAATATACAATCAATAGAAAAATACAATGTATTATTTTAACCACACCTATTGTATTAATAGATTAGATGATTACAATGTATCTATACACAATAGATATATATAGTGTATATGTTTAAAACCTAACTAAACAAAGGAATACAAAATGTTAAACAAAGCCCACAGACAAGCATTTAGAGAGGCATTGAGAAGTGACATTCCATTCTCATATTTTGCTCCACACGATAGAAAAGTAATTCGCCACAATAGCGCAATTGTTGAGGCTATTGCCTCACGCCGTGAGTTCTCATTTGTTAATTCTAATAAAGGAACTAAATCATGAATAGATTCTATTCCATGCCTAACATAGATGGCTTTCAAGATTCAACTTACAGTAATGATGCCGCCCCAAGTATTAGTAAACCTTTGGGCAATGATTTTTACTTGCAATTATGGGTTGACTATCCAACATCATTTAAACACTTGTCTGATTTTGCAGATACTGAAAACTATACTCAATATCACTTATCTTTAATCAATGATGAAACAGATTTGCATGATGGTTTGTTAAGCACCAATGATTTTGATGAAGTACAAAAGACTATCAATAACTTTAACCTAAACTAATTAAAGAGGCTTAACAATGAAAAATATACAGATTGAAGAAGTTTACACTGGGGGCGGTTGTGATCACTATGAAGTACATTTTAAAGAATATGGGATTCTATTCGTAGTCAACAATAATGATTGTAATATTCCAACAGAAGGCGAGGACTGGGGATTTTGTTCCTATGCTAATGAAGATGATTTTAATAGTGGCGATTGGATCGATTGCATTGGTCCTCTTGATGATTTTAAGAAAGATAACCTAATCACTTTCTTGGAGGGTTTCATTGCCGCTAAACAAGTTAAAAAGATTGAGGGTTATTTTGAGCTTGAACAAGTAGATTTTAATGAACTAGCTCACGATATTAGCAATGTTTGTGAGCCTCATGTTTTACATGATGCCTTGTACTTTTACTTGAAAACTCTCACAAAAGAGCAATTAGAAATATGGTTAAGCACATTAGATGCTAATCAATCTTTTAAACTAACTGACTATATAGAATGATACTTGATAGACACTTTTATAAGGTGTCTATCGGATTATTATTCAATAATCAATACCTAACTTAGAGGAGTTTACAACATGGAAAACATTGTTATAAAAATGACATTGGTAATTATAGACACAGATATTCAGAAATACTTAAATAATAATCCAACTAAAACAGTTGAGGATTTAACAAATGAAATTAATAATATTTGTTATTTAGGTATGGATTGCATGAACGCAATTTCAGAGAGAACATTAGAAATGTCATGTTCTGATTACTATGTACATACAAGGGGGCAATAAAATGGAATTAACTACTTATTTAATAGAGAAGTATTCACATAATGAATTGGCAGACATCGCCAATCATGGTTGTAGTGGTGGAGTCAATGGGTTAATCTATACCCAAGATTGTGTAGAACTCTATGAGAAGTTTAAAGAAGATTGCCACAATACAATTCTGTCTTATCAAGATGCCACTGGGGAGAAAGGTTTTCCCCAATGGATACAAAATGGTGAGCAAGATTATCGTAATTTTGCTAATGCAATGATATGGTTTTCTGTTGAATGGTTAGCTCAAGAGATTACCAATGGAGAATATCAAGAGGAGATTGCTTAACATGATTACAGGCATATCAACTAAAGAAGATGTTTTAAATCACTTCACAAAATGGTTAGAAAGAGAATACCCAATCATCGATGAAGATGATGAACTCTACAATCGATTAATCATTGCTAGTGTGGATGATTTAATCAATGAAGATGGGGCAGACTATTGGGGAGATCGATCAGTTAAAACCCTATTTCAAAGAGCTAAAGACAATCTACAAGGAGAATAAGATGAACACTAATTTATATTTTAATCGCCCAATTAAAACTATGTTTCACAATAATATGAGGGTTGATTATTGCTTATGGAACACTGGTATTCGTTTAATCTCTGTCAATGGGTTTGACCAACAATTATTAAACAATTGCATCTTTACACATTACATAAAATTAGTAGAAAACCATGAGGGTATTACACAATGAACTCAATTTTTGATTACATACTAGCAACAATATTTGGAATCCTATTAGGGTTATCACTTGTCTTATGGTGGGCTGATCCTTTGAACTACTCCTTAACATTCTAACCAAGGACTGGGGGAAACCCCAGCTATTTTATGAACTATCTTAGCGTATGTTCTGGAATCGAGGCAGCAAGTTGTGCCTGGGAACACTTGAATTGGAATCCCATTGGCTTTAGTGAGATTGAAAAATTCCCCGCGCGGGTGCTAGAACATCATTACCCCAATGTCACCAATTTTGGTGATATGACAAACTATAAGGAGTGGAACATAAATGGAACAGTTGGACTTTTGGTCGGAGGAACTCCATGTCAATCATTCTCAGTCGCAGGTCTCCGCGAGGGACTCAAAGACCCAAGAGGAAACCTCATGCTTACCTATGTTGGAATACTTGACCACTTTAGACCCAAGTGGTTTGTCTGGGAAAACGTCCCAGGCGTACTTAGTTCCAATCAAGGAAGGGATTTTGGTTCCCTGCTTGGGGCGGTGGCAGACATCGGGTATGGGTTCGCCTATCGGGTGCTTGACGCTCAATACTTCGGAGTGGCACAACGCCGCAGACGTGTGTTCGTTATCGGAAACCTTGGAGACTGGAGAGGTCCCGCAAAGGTTTTATTTGAGTCAGGTTGCCTGTCAAGGGATTCTCCGCCGAGCCGAGAAAAGAGGAAAGAAATTACCTCCCGTTCTGGAATTGGCGTTGAAATCACAGGTCCCCTTGCCGCCAGAAGATTTGCAGAAACAGACGGATTAAGCGAGAACTCAGCTCAAATGGTGGTGATGCCCGACACAGTTGGAACTCTTGATCTCGAATGTGGTGGTGGTCGTAAAACCCATCAATCGGTAATAAGTGGACATTTTATTCCAACATTTTGGAATGGTAAACAAGTTGCCGATACCATTACTTGTACTTCTGACGATCAACGTATGCCAGATAAAAATAAGTTACAGGCAGTTATAGCGATTCAAGATGCAAGTGGTAGAGATAAAGCCCAAAATGGGAAAGGTTGGAATGAAGAAGTTTCATACACCTTAGAAACAAGAGGGCAACAAGGTGTTGCTCATGCCTTTAATTCCAATGCCAGGCCCGATGAAATGAATATATCGCCCATCAATCAAGGTTTAACTTGTAGTCAAAATGCCGCAGTAGTACAAGAAGTAATGGGTGTTGATATGTACAATTTGTCAACAAGTAAAGATTCAACACAAACAATAAGAGGTAATGGGCATATTGACCATGTTGGTGGAGTTATGCAACAAATGGCAGTACGTAGACTAACGCCTGTAGAATGTGAGAGACTCCAAGGATTCCCAGATCGATACACCGACATTTTGCCTGGGGGTAAACCTACTCCAGATGGACCACGTTATAAAGCTCTTGGAAACTCTATGGCAGTTCCTGTAATGCGTTGGATTGGTGAACGTATTGACGCAGTAGAAAAAGGTATGTTATAGTCTTTTTATTGCAGAGTCGCACCTGTGAGATTAGCCCTTTATTAAGTATTTTGAGAGTTTACGAAAGTGAAATAAGCCCATTTTCTTAAACTGTGCGAACTCAGGATACTTACTAAAGGGTTTTTCTATTCGTGCGCCTGTGATCGTACTCCATACGTTATTAAGCAGCTCTGTTCGTGCTGGCGTGGAAGGAAAGCGAATCACCTACGATAAAGGTTACACGGGTGCGTGAGGTTGCCAAGCCAAGCGATAAACAGGTAAGTATGCTGATATAGGTTTCTGTGAT